GGTAACGTTCAATTCCGAATTTTCTGCACTGGTTCATTTTTTCATAACTTGACACAGGTACTTGACAGGGTGAAATCATGGCTTTAAACTTGACAAATGAGGAGAAATCACAATGCGGGTAGTGCGGTATTCGGAGGCGGCAAAGCTGGCCGGGGTTTCCCGGCAGGCTATAAGCTGTTTAAAAAAATCAAATGCAGAAGATAAAACAATTTATTCTTTTTTTTGCTATCATCCAACAGAAGGATTTCACGGCATAGATATTGACAATCCTGAATGGATTGACTATCTGGGGAAAGATGATCCCAGGCGTGTAAAGGAAAACAGGTTGAAGAAAGATACAAAACGTCAAGATAATACGTCTAATGAAGCAAATTTGACAGCTTTTAATAACCTGATTGATGCTGTTGAGGTCTCTGTCAAGGAAATGTTCGATTTGACAGAAGATGAAAGCGACCAATTGAAAGCGGCTATTTTGTCGAATTATCGGCGTATAAGCGAGGAGAATAGTGTCTGATCCCTTTCTGGGTCAATTGGCTTCCAGATTCGGGAACAAAAAAACCGGTGAAAAATCCGAGCCTGTCAAGGAAAAGCGAAAAGAAAAATCCCTGGGACAGATAAAGACACAAGAAGAGATCCGGAAGCTGCAAATTGATAACGAAACAAAATTACGAAATCTTGTAGAAAAGAAGATGGTGCAGGCTATTTTGGGGAAAATCAGTTTTTCCATCAAAACAAATTTTGTCGATACACCAAAGCGGGAGGCTCACGACTTCGCGGCCAGGTTGGGAATACCTGAAAGGGAGCATGATGTCGAAATTCTTCTGGCGGATATTATCGAGAATGGTTTAAATTCCACTATTTCGGAAATTGAAACTATGATAAGGGATGAAACTTTTGAATAAGTTGATTACGGAGCGTCATAAAAAGGCTATGGCTGCGTTTATTCTCGGGATGGTGTTATCTTTCCCGCGGCGGGGCGTCGTTGAGTCTGTGACCCAGTTTGCAGAGCGTAAACGGATTTTGACTGGTGGTACTTCGGCGACTTCCGGGCCCTATCGATATTATCGAACGCCTTATTTGCGGCGGCCGGCTGATTGTCTGTCCGATTTTTCGAAGTTCACAGAAGTGAATGTGATGAAAGCGACACAGACCGGAGGTACAGACGGGATTTTGATGAATCACCAGCTTTACTGTATGGAATATGGGATCGGACCGATCCATTACATGACGGCTGACGAAGATCTGGCGAAAGACCATATGGAACAGCGCTGGGACCCGATGATTAAAGCGGCTGATATGCAGGATTTAATCACGCCGGCGGTTGAGAAAAAGGGGAACAAGAGCACCGGAGATAAAAACCTGATGAAAAGCTTTAAAGGGACTTTTCTTCGGGCGACCGGTTCCCGTTCGGAAAATAAGTCAAAGTCATTGCCCGGGCGGATTTTGCATCTTGATGAGGTGGACGGATATCCTGACGCGTTGAGGGACGGCGGAGACCCGACAATGAAGCTGATCAGAAGGGCGGACAGTTACCGGAACCTGAAAAAAATCTGTCGTGTTTCCACTCCGAAGTTGAAAGCGAAAAGCCGCATAGAGCCGGCTTTTAAAGAGGGGACTATGGAATATTACAATGTTCCATGTCCAAAATGCGGGATGTTGCAGCCGTTGAAATGGTCTCAAATAAAATGGGAGAAAGACGAAGATAAAAATATAGCCCTGGAATTCGATAGTGAGGGAAACATTCTGAATGATCCGGTCTGGCATGAATGCGCCAATGAGGAATGCGGCTACCGCATGAAATGTCATGAAAAAGTGAACTTTATGAAAGAAGAGGGGCACGGAGGCCGCGCCAGATGGATCGCGACGAAAAAACCTGATCGCCCAGGTGTCGTCAGTTTCCATATCAATGCTTTGTACGGGTTCAGGACATGGATTGATATTGTTCTGGAATGGGAAAGGATCAACGGCGACCAAAAACTTCTGCAGGAGTTTGTTAACGATACGCTGGGGGAGACTTACGAAGAGGAGATAGACAAGCCGGACGAACACTATTTGATGGCCAGGGCGGAAACAGACTGGCAGCGCGGGGAGATTTCCGAAAAAGTCAAAACGCTGCACTTGGGCGCCGATGTCCAGGGGGATCGTCTGGAATATGCAATTGTTGGTTTTTCCGATTTTAAAGAGGCGTGGATTGTGGATTATGGTGTCCTTCGCGGGAACACCGGTTATGAAAATGATGATTGCTATAACCGACTGGAAGCGGTGATTCTGGAAGATTACGAGAAAATGAACGGTGTGCGTATCAATATTTCGGTGGCTTTGATTGACTCACCTTTTGAAAATGCGGCTGTTTTGGCGTTCTGCGGACGGTTCCCGTATAACAGCCGAGGGATTACTGGTGTTTTTCCATCAATAGGAAAACAGAATATTGACAAGATTGTGAAGGAATTCGCTTCCCCTATTGGAACCCCGTATATTCACATTGATGACCAGAAGCTTAAACATGAGATTTACGGAAACTTGAAAAAGAAACAGCCGGTTTCCGGCGGTCGGTATCCCTACGGATATATCCATTATCATTCAGACTATAACGAGGACTTTTTTAAACAGCTGACGGCTGAGGATGTTATAGAAACTGTGGACAAGAAAGGGATTTCAACCTATTTGATCGCCAACCCGCACCAGAGACGAAACGAGGTTTTGGACTGTGTGAAAGAGTGTTACGGTGGGTTATACTGGCGTTATTTTAAGTATTTTGAATTGTGGAATAAGAAAAGACGGGACCGGAAAAAGGCGGAAATTCCCAAAAACTGGGAAATGTTCTGGCTGAGTTTTGGAAAGGAGGAAGAGAGTTGAGTATAGCACAGGCAGCGCGGAAAATCGGGAAGACGGATTTATACCGGACGCCGGAAAAAGCGATTATTCCGCTTTACATGATTCTGAAAAACGAAAGGGGAAAGAATATCCTTGACCCTTGCGAGGGTGACGGGCGGATCCGGCGGAAGCTGGAAAGCATTGACCCGTCAAACCAGGTGATAGGATTTGATCTGTTCCCCGATTTCGGAAAGCCGGTTGATTTTCTGGAACATTCCGAACGGTATGACTATATCGTGGGGAATCCACCGTTTTCTGTTAAAAATGAGTTTATTAATCACGCTCTGGAAATTTCGCGATTTGTGATTTTCCTTCTCCCGATGTCGGTTGTTTCGTATAACATCTTTCACAGGGAATTTCTGGACCGGCCGGAATATGTGGGGCGTCTTCTGATGACTCCGAAAATGTTTCTGAATAGCGAGGGGACTTTCAAACCGGGAGGGACAGATTCTTACGCCTGGTTTGTCTGGGATAATGAGCATAAAAGCCGCGGTTCTGTTGAACACTATTTTGATTTGAGGAAGTTATGAAATATCTATCGTTATTCAGCGGAATAGAGGCGGCCACGGCAGCATGGCACAGTTTAGGCTGGGAGCCTGTCGGTTTTGCGGAAATAGAAAAATTTCCGGCGGCGGTTTTGAATCATCATTTTCCTGATGTTAAAAATTACGGAGACGTTACAAAATACAAGGAGTGGAATATTGAGCCAGGAGCAATTGATGTTATTGTCGGAGGAAGCCCATGCCAGGCGTTCAGCGTCGCGGGACTTCGGGGAGGTCTTGCAGACCCACGCGGGAATCTTATGCTCACATACGGAGCTATTGCGGGTCATTTACGACCACGTGTCATTGTCTGGGAAAATGTCCCCGGTGTTCTGTCGTCCAGTGGGGGGGGGGATTTTGGAACCTTTCTCGGGATGCTGGCAGAACTCGGGTATGGGTTCGCCTACAGGGTTCTTGACGCTCAGTACGTCAGAGTTCAATCACATAGAAGAGCCGTCCCCCAGCGAAGACGGCGTGTGTTCGTTGTCGGATATCTTGGAGACTGGCGACGTGCCGCAGCGATTCTTTTTGAGTCCGAAAGCCTGCGCGGGTATTCTCCGCCGAGCCGAAAAGCGGGGGAAAGAGTTGCCCCCAGTGTTACAGTCGGCCCTCCGTTCAGTCGCACAGGAAATGACAGAGTAGAAGCTGAGGCGATTATTCCAGTATCGCATCCTTTCGATATGGAAGCTTTTGGACAATATGGAAATGGTGAAACTAGCTCAACTGTTAAAACTCGAGACTATAAAGACGCCACGGATTTGATCGCATTTCCCGAAAGAATGAGTGGAACGCAAGTCGCTAAAAGTAAAAATGTTTCACCAGCTTTGATGTCCAGAAATCCGACTGCGGTCATTTCTATTGATGATTGCAGGCCTATTTTAAAAGGAGAAAATGGAAGGGGATGGAATGACGATGGATCGGCGTATACTCTGGACACGAAAGGATATAAAGGGGTTTGTTACAACTATAAAGTAAGAAGATTAACACCGGAAGAGTGTGAGCGTTTACAGGGATTTCCAACTGGATGGACGAAAATTCCCTGGCGCGGAAAATCTGAAGAAGACTGTCCGGATGGACCCAGATATAAAGCTATTGGAAATTCCATGGCTGTCAATGTTATGCGGTGGATAGGGGAACGAATTGAAAAATATGGAAAATAAAAAGCCGGTTATTTGTTGCAGTGTTTTTCACGAATTGCCATGTTTGGGTTCCGATTGTAAAACGAGGGAATGCCAGGAAATGTTTTTTTACAGGTGCAAGAAGTGCGGGCGAAAATCGATATACCGGAGAGACGCGCTTTATTGTGATGATCCGCTTTGTCGCGGTATTTTGGGGAAGGCTGAGAACGAAAGTGAGTGATATTGTTTTTCTGGCTGATCTGGCCGATGAATTGGGTTTAAGCCTGCCGGGATGCCGTTATAGGGCTGTTCAGGTTGGCGCGAATATTGAGCGGTCGGAAGACGGCCGTGTTTTTATTGAGTCGGAAAAGGTTTCCGAGATCCGAGATTTAATTTTAACCAAAGCAGCCAGAAAAAAATCGAGGGTGGAAGTCCCTGAATTCCTGAATGATTTTTATATGGAAGTGAAAGACGAATTCAGACGGTCAGGTATGACTCAGGTTGAATTTGCGAGCCGTTGCGGGATTTCCCAAACGTCGGCGGCCATGATTTTGAATGATGATAAAATGATTAGTTTTGAAATGGTCCAGAAGTTGGCGGACGGCCTGGGGATGAATCCAGTCCTTTGTCTTGTGGAAAAGGAGGAATCTTGACAAAAAACAAGACGACCCATGTTTATACCATCGACTTATTGGACGATGGACAGCTGAATGTTTTTATTAAGGTTTATGAACCGACAGAAGACAGAAAGTTTTATGAGCGGCTACATGTTTACGCTTTTGAATTTTTTAAAATTCTGGATGAATCCGGAACGGATAACGAAGAGTTGAAAAAGATTCTGGAAAAGATAAAACAGTCTTGACAATATAATACAAGTAATACTATCATTAATTTAAGGCTGGTATGGAAAAAGTTCCATTCTATCCCATGAAACCAAAGGAGAAACTTATGGTATTATTTACGAAAGACATTGGATCGGATGGATTGATCCGGCCGGGTGCTGTATTTCAAAAATTTGAAAATGTTGAAGAATTAAGGGCCGCCGTTGTTTTGGCTGATTTTGTAAAGGACGGAATTATCGGGATTCAGAAAGGATCTTTTCTGGATGGCTGGGGAAAAATGAAAGACCCCAGCGCTATTGATCTTGAAATTCTGAATGAAAAAGTTTTCGGTTCCGGTGTTCGCATTGTGGAGCATTCGGAATTTTTCGATCCTGACGGGAAAACAAGAATTTTCCCGGTTGAGCCGGTTTATGTTCCAGTTTATAAATCGGATGATATTCCTTTTGATCCTCCGGCGCAGCCTAAAGATTTGCGGGACGAATTCGCCATGGTGGCGCTGAAAGAGCTGGCGCCGTTGATGGTTAACGGAGAGGTCGACGACTATCTGCCGCAGTTTGTCGCGGAAGATTGCTATAAATTGGCTGATGCCATGATGGAAAGGCGAAAGAAATGACGGGCGAAGAGATAAGACAATTTCGAATTCGGTATTTATTGACGCAGGAGCAGCTGGCCGACTTGATGGACGTGAGCGTTCCGGCTGTCAGAAGCTGGGAGCAGGGGCACCGGCAGATAAAAGAGCGGAATGTCCGCAGGTTGAAAAGGGTTGAACAGTCTTTGATTGCGGAGGCTAAAAAATGAATCAGGACCAATTAAAAGAGACGCTGGACAGACTGACGGATCACACCGATTACACGGTTATTTTTTCCGGAAAGATGAGTAAGAAAATTGACGGCCTTTATCATCCTGAAAAAAAAGAGATAATCATCCACAATAAAAACTTTGTGGAGGATAACCAGGCGATTTATACGGGGCTCCATGAGCTGTCACACCATATTGATTTTACGGTGAACCATGAAACCAATACCAGAAACGCACACGGGAAGCGATGGCAGAAGATTTTTGACGATCTTGTGAAAGAAGCTATTTCACAGGGGATCTATAAAGATTATGACAGCGAGATTCTGGACGATGCGATCCGGATGAACCGGGAACACACGGCTTTTTTGAAACGATTCGGAAAAGCCTTGATCACTCTTCTGGATGAATGTCAGAAGAAACACCATCATTTTGATGATCTGGTTTCCCGTAAGCTGTCTTTGAAAAACAGTCAGGCCAAGGCAATTATGTGTGTTTATGCCATGGATATTCCAGAAGAGGCCGGCGGCCATTTTGCCGAAAGGATCACAAAAATTTCAGACCCTGAAAAAAGGAACGAGGCGGTCGTCTCGGGGAAGGTTCCCATTGTTGAGCCGAAAACCGGGAATAAAAATAAGGACGAAATGGATAGGGGCATGGACGAAGTTTCATTTTTGGAGCGGGAGCGCAGGAACCTGGAAAGGAAAATCGAGCGGATGCAGGAGCGGATCGAAGAGATTGACTTACTTGTGGAGGGCCTGACGAATGACTGAGAACATGGAAAAGACAATTGAACACATTCAAAGTGTTGGCGAAAAACTGGCCGCTATGCGCCGCCAGATCCGTTATCGGGAAGTTGGTCACGATTCTTCCAAACTGAAAGAGCCTGAACTCCATGTTTTTGAAGAGTTCACAGCAAAGCTGAAAAATTCGACCTATGGCTCCGCAGAATATAACCAGTTTTTGAAAGACATGAAACCGGCCCTTGATCACCATTACAAGAATAACAGACACCATCCTGAACACTTCCTGCTGGGTGTTAGCGGTATGAATCTGGTTGATGTGTTGGAAATGTTCTGTGATTGGCTGGCGGCAACTGAGCGCCACGCTGACGGAAATATCTTCCGATCCATCGAACTGAACACTGAAAGATTCGGACTTTCCGAACAGTTGGCCGATGTTTTCAGAAACACGGCGATTGATTTGTTTGGAAAGGAAATGTCTGAATGAACGAAAGGGTGAAAACCAGAATCAATGCCCTGGAAGAGAGAAATAAAATCTATTCAGGCGCTTTGATTGAACTGTATCAAGATGCCACGGTTCTGGCTGCAGAAGATGTTCGCGGTCTTATTTTAAAAGCGTTCGGCATGGAAAGAAATTGTTCCACTTGCTGGAATTCAAATTTTCACAGAGATCCGGATTCCGTTTGTGATGACTGTGAAAATTTCAGTCAGTGGCAAGTTCACTTTATGGATATACAGAAATAAAAAACCCCAGCCGGTTGGCTGGGGCGGGGCTGAGTGTCTGAGCCTCTCAATCAGACAACAATTGATAATAACCGAATGATCGGAAATTATCAATAAAATTAAGCTCTCATAATGGGAGCCATGGAATATTGACACAATAAGTAAATAAACTGTTCGCCGTCGTGTTCATGGACTTTACAGCGTTTTACGCCGTCCATTGTTTCAACGGTGACAGTTTTGGCCGTTTTTTTCAGAACCGTCGCTTTGAATCTGCAGTTATGATCACAGATTGACCGTGTTTCGTATGTTTTTCCTATTACAAAATTGTTTTCCATAATGTTCTCCTTTCTTTAACTTCTAATTTGATTATATAATACATGTATTGGTATTGCAAGGGGAAAAAGAGGGAAAGTGATTTTTTTTTAAAAAGATGTTATGATTTAATTTATGAGTATTCGCCTTCAAATACAAACAGAAAAATTTATCTACCAGCTGGGAAAGCGCGCCAATATGCTGCAAATTGTTGCGGCTGAAACTGTGAACGATGCGGCGGCCGATGTGGAAGGCGATTATAAAAGGCGTTTACAGAGAAGTCAGCGGATTAAAACAAAATTCACGCTGGGATCGGTTCAAATTCTCAGAGCGACCCCGACGAGAAAATCCGGAGAGCCCAGGCTTTTAAAAAAAATCAATGCCATTATAGGCGTGCGAAAAATGAAGGGCGGCGTCGATCATTATCTGGCGGATCTGGAAGAGGGATCAACGAACAGGGGAAACCCGCAGACGAAAGGGAAAGTTCCCGTTCCTCTGAACACGGCCAGAACAGGAAAAAGCGAAGACCGTCCGATTTCAGGACCGAATCGGTTGACGAAAGGGGACACCCAGACGCTGAGAGTCGGAGGCCGGGAACTGGGAACTCGGCGGGACGGATTGACCGCCAGCCAGAGATTCGGCGTTTTGTACGGCCAGAAAAAAAGCGGCTATTCCCGTATGGTTGGAGACCCGAGAAAACCATTTTATTTTATTGGTAAAGATCAGCTGTTGGGAATCTATAAGCTGGTGGGAAGTATTTTCCGGAAAATCAGAAACCTGGACGCCACTGTGACCAGAACAAAAAAACAGCCCCATTTTAAAAGGGCTGTTAAAAATATGACTCCCGATAAGATTAAGCGGAAATTCAACCGGAAGGCCGAAGAGGCTTTGCGAGATATTCGCTAAATTCTATTTTTGTTGATCAGTTTTAAAATTCCGTCAATTCCTTTTTGGTAAACCAGTGTTTTTATGCTGATTTTTGTTTCCCCTGGCTGGGCTTCATATTTTTGTTCAATAACCCTGAACCACCGCTGATCGACGTATTTCTGATAAGGTTCGTTGTTGTTTCTGAGGACCCCGTTTTTTCTCAAGAATTCCATTAACTGGTTGCGGCCCATTCCACAGTCAATTATTTTTGCGACCTTTGACATTTCTATGGCGTCGCGGCTGCCTGTTACGTCGTGAAAAAATTGAACCTTGTCACGGTCCTGTTCAATTTTCTTTTCCAGTCTAGTGATTTTGTCTTTTTGAATGAGTAAGGCCTGCAGAACTAGTTCATCATCGGAAAGTTTCGGGGTTGAAATCTGGCGGGCTCTTTTTTCGACTTCTATAAAATAACGGCGTGCCTCCCGGCCGCGGTCGTTGTTTTCGACCATGGAAAGTTCTTTTGCCATGTCAAAGGTAATGTAATAATCTTTCATAACAACATTTTGACGTTCGCCAGTTTTGGCGAGCGTTGTTATAAAATCTTCACCTTCAATAAAATTAAATTTTTCAATTCTGTTTTTGATCCAGTTTGAGAAGTCTCTACCAACACCAAGAAAATTGTGTAATTCTCTGGCGTTTACAGTTTCAATACCGTTTCTGTTTTCAATTTTAATAAGTTCTTTCATAAAAAAATCCTCCGAAGCTTCCCTGTCACGCCCTGTATAGGCCATTCAGGAAAACCAATACAGGCAAGGAAGCCACGGAGGACTTCTTACCCTGAATTATTTACTCACCGTGAAATGAGCTGGCCAACGGCCTAAAATAATGCTAAACATTTTTTATTATGATGTCAACTTTTTCTCTCTTCGCTTTGCATTGTTGTAGCCTTGCAGGCATTCACAAGGTTAAATTGGAAAATAATTGATAAAATATGAAATTTTCCGGTCTTGACCGGTAGAGACATTACACCCATAATGGTTTATATGAGCCGTTCTCTTAATTGGCAGACCATTTGCAAGTTGTATACTCTCGAACAGATTCAGGAAAAAGTTGATTTTTATATGGATCAGCTAGAAAGAGCTACATTAAAACTTTATGACAAAGATACAACACAGGGGCGCCAAAAGGTCGAGAGCGCCGAAATTGACAAGATTGAAAGCATTCTGGCTGTCTGGATGAAGGCGCTTGAATGCAAGTCCGGGAATGGTGGCGGAACCCGTGCTGTTTCCGTTAATTTTCGCGGAAATGAAAGGGGCGGTTTTTAATGGGTTTATTTGACGGCGGAAGACGGGCCCGTGCGGCGGAGTCGGCGGCCAATGCCATGGTGCTGAAAGAAAAGAACAGACAGGCCGCCTTGAATGTTGTGGGAAAACTGGCCGAGAATATCAATTCTTTTATGAAATCCCACAACCTGGCCGATGAATTTTATTCAACCGGAATTAAGCAGGGGAAATATGCCGGCTTGATGCCGGGGAACGATAACACCATATCGCGCCGGAATTCCCGCATTGTTTACAATGAATCTCCCATCGCTCAATCCATGGTGTCCACTTTTTCAACTTTAACCGTCGGGCATGGGTTAATGTTGGAATCCCAGCCGTTTTATGATTTGATTCCGGCAGCTGAAAGCTGGACGGACGAGCAGAAGAAAGACTGGCAGACGACAGTGGAGCGCCGTTATCTGTTATGGGCGAAGAGAAAGCGGGTTTCTCATGAAAACGATTTAAACCGATTCCAGCAGGAACAGGTTATTTTCAATCACCTTTTGATTAATGGCGAATATTTTGAATTGTACCGCTACAGCCTGGCGACAAAGAAAAACCCCATGACTATACAGATTATAAGGCCGGAAGACGTGAGAACGCCGTCCGGTTCTGTTGTGGCCAAGGGGAACACAGAAGAGAACGGGATTGAATATGATCCCAGCGGCGCAGCTGTGGCTTATCACATTTACGATCATAATTACCAGAAAACGGTTCGCGTTTTGCGGGAAGGCCCGCGATCCGGGCGCGTTTTTGTCAATCATGTGAAGCTGGGAGATAACCGGCGCGGCGTCGGGATCCTGGCTTCCATTGTGACCGAGTTGATGAAGCTGGGCGACTATGAAGTTCTGGAACTGCAGGCGGCGGTGGTCAATGCCCTTTATGCCGTTTGGGTGGAAACGCCGGAAGGCGACGACGGTATGCCGAGCCTGACAAACGGAATCGCCGGCGGCGGCGATCAATCTACAACGAAGATCAGCGCGGAAGACTGGTTAAACAACCGGAAAAATCTTGATTACACAGAGGGCGGTCTGGTTGTTGATTCTCTGCCCGGTGGATACAAGATCAATTCACACGACACGAAGCGCCCGAATGTGAATTTCGGGACCTTTATGGATCAGGTGAAAAAGAATCTTTCTTCTTCCAGGGGGATTCCCATATCCGTTTTAGATAAACAATTTTCCAACAATTACAGCGCCAGCCGGGGGGAACTGATTCTGGCGTGGTATGAAATAGAAAAATATCGCTTTAACCATTCGATGACCAGCGAGCTGGTTTATAAAATGTGGTTGTGGGGCGAAGTTCTGAGGGGCGTTGTTGACGCACCCGGGTTTACCATCGACGAAGATATCCGTGACGCCTGGTGCAATGCCAAGTGGATCGGGAACCAGCGCCCGGACATTGATCCGCTGAAATCCGTAAAAGCCCATGTGATCGAGCAGAACAGAGGATACCGGACCGGAAAACAGATTACGGCTGAAAGGGGCGGCGGCGATTATGATGAAAATTTAAGAGTCTGCCGCCAGGAACTGGAAATAGTGGCCGAAATGCAGGTTCCTTTTGCAGGAATCGATGTTGATCTGGGAGATCAGTAAAAAATGGCTAATCCGGAAGTGAAAACCTTTAGCCCCTTAGTGTGGGTTAAGGTGGCAACAGCTGTCAGGCGTCTTTTCCTCTATCGGGTTGAAGCAACAAATAATTATTACAGAACTTACAGGTTGACCGGACAAACCGCCCCGGTCGATCCTTCTTCTGTTGATGACATTGAAGGCTCTGAGGCTATTTTATTGTTTGCGGACTCGATAGATGAAGAGTTAAGATCTTCTGAGGCTGTCGACGTTTATGTTTTGTGCGCCAGTGTCAGAGCTGTCCCGACTTCGGGAAAAATACTTGTCGGGGAAGTTGACAATACAAGAGATATTTATATACAAGATCAGACCTCTTTCCCGATTGAATATTTTTTGACACAAAAAATCCAGGATGTTGTCTTAGCTCAGAATGTTGATGTTGAAAGCCATCGTATTGATTTGGAAGCCGGGCATGGGTTCGTCGTCGGTAATTATATCGAAATAAAATATGATGACGGATTGAGCCTCCCGCGGTTATTTCAGGGAGAAGTTATAGCGATTAACGTGAATCAGATTACCGTTATGCCGTCGCTTGATTTCAATGTTGATACACAGTTTATTTTGTCGTCGAAAAGGACGTCCGCCGCAATGCAGCAGCTGGCCGGGGCAACAATTGACGCTCCTGTCGAATTTGATCTTTCCCCGGTTGATAATTTGTCTTATGACTTGACCGCCATAACGGTCGGGATGATAACAGCGACGAATCCCGATGACGGATTATTTGGAGATCAACCGAAACTGGTTAACGGGATGTATTTCGGTTACAAAGAACTTAACGACCAGCAGGAAGAGGAAAACGTTATTCACCTTGCCAATGTCAGTGATAACGGAGATTTCCGAATTTATTGCGGCCCCCAGAATGTGGTTTATACTTCCCGCTCCTCCGGCGGAGGACAATATGGGATTTCAGCGGAAAAAATATTTAACGGACAGAATAATTATGGTGTTGTTGCCAGATTATCGGGAAGCAAGCAATATTTTTATGTTTCGGTTCACGACAATGTAAATGTTGTCAGGCTGAGAATGAAGGTCAGGGGGCATGTTGTTGAGCCTTAATTTTAGAGATTCTTGACAATGACGAGAAATCGGAGATAATAGTAATATGAAAGTTTTGGAATTCCATGGTGAAATAGGTTGGGATCTGTGGCCCGATAATGTTAGAGACTCTTTGAGAAGTTCGGCAGGCGAAGATCTGACCGTCCGGTTTTCCAGCATTGGCGGCGACATTTTTAACGGTGCCGATATTTTTAACATTCTGATGGATCATAAGGCCGACAATCCGGGGATCAAGATGAATCTTGAAATCAAGGGTGTTGCGGCGAGTATGGGTTCCGCCATAGCGGCCGCCCCTGTTTGGGACGATGTGGCCGTTTCGGCTATTTCAGGTTATATGATTCACAACCCCATGACATTTGCCGCCGGAGATTATTCCGATATGGAATCGGTTTTCTCCTTTTTGAAAAAGGTGACAGAGATGTACCGGGAAGTTTACGCGAAGCGGTCCAGAAAATCGGTTGAAGCGATAACGGACATGATGGATTCCGAAACGTGGTTTTTCGGTTCTGAAATTGTTTCCGAGGGATTCGCTGACAGACTCCTGGAATCTTCCGACGCCAACGCGGGGAACAGTGACCGCATGTCTCTGATGAGAGCCAGAAAAGAAGAATTCAAAAAGATGGCGGCGAATCAGAAGAAAGCGAAATCCGGTGAAAGGTTTGACGTCCAGAGAGCGGCCGCCTGTTTGCGGACTCCTTTGATGGCCGTTCCCGATTACAAGCCGGGCGCCAAGCTGATTGATGAGCCCTGGGACGCTTCCGCATCGGAAAGCCGGTGGAGAAAGCATGTCGACGTGGAAAGCAGCGACGATCTGCCGAAAGAATCTTACACAAAACGGTTCGGCTGGTATGATGAAGATAACGCCGATGATTTCGGCGCTTACAAATTCCCGCACTGGGATTATAAAAACGGAGACGGCGAATTTGTGAATATTGCCGCTGTTAGAAACGGACTGGCGCGTGTTCCCCAGTCCGACATACCGGAGGATGACAAAGAGCGCGTGAGCAATTTATTGCGCCGCTATCTGGACCGGTTTAACGAAATGAAATCTACCGCCGGAAAGGGCGGAAGTAATAACCCCGTTCCCACATCGGGGGAATTTCACACGGAGGAAACCAAAGTGGAAAACAAAAAAGAGCTTATGGCAGAACTCCCCGAGGTTTATAACGAATCCGTCACTGACGGCGTTATGAAGGAGCGGGAAAGAGTCAAAGCGCTGTCGTCCATGAAAAAACAGGAGGAATACAAAGATATTCCCGAAGTTCTGGAAGTGATCGACAAAGCGATTGAAGACGGGACCAATGTTGACGCCGTTCAGCCCCTTATGGTGGCGGCTATGATGAAGGTCATGAGAGACCCCGCCAGAATGGCCGCTCTTGAGAGCGCCGGGAATATTGGCGGAGGAGATGGCGGAGACGATAAACCCGCCACTCACGTGGAGGCGTAGAGCATGGGCGCAACTGACAACGCGGTTCCCGTAAACGCTTATAATTTTACGGAAAAGAAACAGTTCGGCGAGCCTGTGGCTGTCGAAGTGACAAACAGCACGACCAGAACGGTCCTGTTTGGCGAAACCGTCTTTTTTGACGGATGGATCGGGAACGTTATGGAGCAGGACGGTATTGCCGCCGGCGCCAGTGGAAAAATCGACGTGAACCCGAACCGCCATGTTTCCATGAATCAGGTTGACGCGGCCGACACGTTCGCCGCCGGTAAAAACCCGATTTATTTTCTCCCCCAGACAAACAGTGATCCCGGGGAATGGAAAGACACAGGTGCCGCCGGTCTTGTAACAGTGAAAGCCGAGGTGATCGGAGCCGCGCCTGCCGCGACGCCCGCTTACATCGAATATAAGCCCCCCTACCAGAACGGTGATCTGGTAACGGCGTAGGAGGTAGGACGTGGACTTGCTTGTAAGTAAGAACAAAATGGCCGCCGAGGCGGCAAAAAACATAACCGGGAAGCGCATTGAGCTTGTTGGTTTTAATTCTCCCGTTCTGTCCGGCAATTTCGGAAAGATGACGCAGGAACAGATGTTCAATTCTGCTTTCGGAAACCGCGACAAAATTGGGAACCTGAGCAGCATGACTTTTACGGGAAAATACGGAGCCCCCAACGAAGGCGCCGGTTTTAACGTTCCCATGAAATGGAGCGACGGGAAGATGATGACCGCCAGAGAGCGGATTTCTTCCGGTGTTTTCATGAGCGGGAACACCCTTCCCGTTGACTGGGACAATCTCTGGGACGCGTTCAGGATGGACATTTCCGTCAGAAAGGCGGCTATGCCGACCATTCGGGAATTTTTCTATGACGTGGTAACAAACCCCGCTTTCACCCGCACGATGAACCCCACGGAAATCAATCCTTTCGGAGTGGTTTTTGAGGAGAACACCGGACACGGCGACGCCGTGGCTCAGGGCGAAACCAGAGGCGGCGGTTACGATTCCATCACTCAGGTGATTTATGCTGCCGGCTTTACCTGGGATCTGATGGCCGCGCTTTTCGATCAGACGATTACCCCCGAGCGCGTGATGGATGCCGTCATGGTTGGCTATAACGCCAAGCTGGACGACAATGCCATAGCTCCCATTCTGAATTTCAGTTATGCCGGAGCGCAGCAGACACCGGCCAACGCCACAAGCGGCGTGGGACGTCAGGAGCTGCTTTATCTGACACTGGAAGACGCTCTGGACGATCTGGGGAACCGGGAACATCCTGTTACCGGAAGAAAGCTGAACGTCAATGACGTGAATATTCTGGCCGCTCCTTACGACGCCCGGCACATTGCCCGCGTTGCCAGGGGATTGCAGAACACCAACGAAGAGAAGTATCCCGCTCTTATGGAAATTTCCAACGTCGTCGAGTACGACGGGGAAGACATTCCGCTGAGAGACCGTACTGTTTCTTATTCCGGTGTTTCCCAGGGAACCGCTTACGCGATTATTCCCGCCGGAAGATCGAACAACGAATACATGAAGATCGCCAGAAAAAGCGACCTTCGCGTTGAAGTGGATCAGACTCCCGACCTGAGAACACTGGCCAGAGAGCAGAGAGCTTACTGGTTCTGTGAAGCTCTTTACACCAAGGGAATCGATTATTTCGTTCAGGAAATCACCCTCCCCGCGTGGTAGGAATAACGGGGCCCTGACGGGCCCCTGTCAAACAGGAGCATTGACATGACTGAAAAAAATTATGTTGTTCTTCCGGGTCAGGTTTACGTCGGAAAACACAAAAGCTATAAAGAAGGTTCCAAGGTTCCCGAGTCGGAGCTTTTCGGGGATCTGGAAACAGCTTTGAACGGCCAGAAAGAAGAGAAGTCCAAAGAGGGACTGATTCTGAAAAGAGCCAAAAAAGCCAAGCTGAGAGAAGTGAAAGACTCAAAAGGTAAGGCGGCTGATAAATGATTTTCCTGAGAGACTACAGTCGTAAAATCGGCGGCCGAGTCGTTAAAGGATTTTCCGGGCGCCCTGTTCCTGAAAGTATCCTGAAAGGGTATAAAAAAGAGGAACTGGACGAACTTAAAAAATCCGGAATCATTGGCGAAAACCCGCCCGAAAAAAAGGAAAGCGCTGGTAAATGATTGATCTTCACGCCCTGGCTGTTCAGGATTCACACAACATTCTTAACGGGACTCTGGGCGCGGGATCTTTCAGCGTTGATCTGGATTTTAACACGCCGGCTGGAGCGGCCGTTCCGAGAAGTCAGACCATAAAAGGCCTGTACGACGACACCAGTTTCGCCATCAATTTCGAAACAAACCTTCCGGCGACGTCTCCGAAGATTGCCGTGAAAATTCACCAAAGCGATTTGACCGTCTGGGACGGAAAAGAGAGCTTGCAGCGATGGACTGTTGGTTTTACCAATGGAGCCGGTCAGGATGTGACGGCGGAAGTGAAAGACGTGATTCCAGACCGGTCTTTCGGCGACGTTCTTTTGATGTGCGTTATCGTGGACGGGCATTGATATGGCTGGAATTGCTTATCCTTTGTGGACGGATCTGAAAGCCAATGTTGTCGCGGCTCTTGAGGCCGTGGCTGCGGAAGAGGCCGCCGTTTCGGCCGGCCGGAATTTCCAGGTGACGAAGGACCGTTGGCGGCCATGGATTGAGGGGCAGCAGAACACGGCTCTGGTCAATGTCATGACCCAGACTGTTGATCTGAATGATGAACGCTCAGGCAGCCGCCGGAACGCTCTTGATAATATACGCGTGAACGTGGATATGTACGCCCTGGGGAAAGGCGGCGACGTTCTGCCGGCTGATGAGCTGGCGGCGCTGCGTGTGGATCTTCTGGCGGCTCAGGTCCGCGAGGCATTGACAAGGCTTAATGATTCAGATTTTGGTTTTACCAGAGAGAATCCGGCCTATTCGGCAATAATCGCCGAATATGGTCAGCTGATAGACAGAGATTTGAACTTTCAGCTGACCTATTACGACCAGGAAAATGAACAGAGCGCCGGGCAGTACGCGCCGGCCAGATGGTCTTTTGTGGTCAGAATGCCCTTTATTCCTAACGATTTAAGGGTATATAATGATTTAGAAGAGTTGAATGTGACTTTGCAGGAGTTTGCATTGAAATTCGATTATACGTCTCCATAGGAGGGAATTTTTATGGCGATTGCTTTTAACACCGTGAACCCCGCGAGTCGGGCGTCTCAGGTTTTTATTGAATTGCAGGGGGTCCGCCGAAGCGTCAGCGCCGGGAATCTCCCCCCTATCGGTTTGATCGTCGGGCAGTATGACCAGGCGAAGATTGCCGGAATTACCGATTATGAACCGGTTCAGGTTTTTACGGCTGACGATGTGGCCGATAAGGCCGGGTTCGGTTCCGAAGCGCACAGACAGGCGCTCTGGGTTTTCGGTATCCTGGGCGGATTTTACGACAATATGTGGTGGGTTCCCATTCCCGAACCGGGCGCGGCCGTCAAAGCCAGCGGAACCATTATTTTCGCCACCAATACCACTTCCGGCGGAACCTGGTATTTCAGTATTGGCGGGGACTTGATTCCCGTTACTGTTGCCTCCGGAGCCACACCGACAGAGGCGGGTGATGCTCTTGTCACCGCTATTACGGCAAACGCGAACGGACTGGTCACGGCTGTGAATGCTTCCGGTACTGTGACGCTGACAGCGAAAACAGCCGGGCTGAACGGAAACCAGATCAAGCTGGCTCTTAACCCCAGCGGACAGACCCAGGAAGCACAGAACCCCGAAGGGATGACTGTATCGCTTCCCGGAAGCGGCGGATACCTTACCAGCGGAGCCGGAGCGACGGACACGGAAGATGTCTTCTTTGATTCGGAAAGCGCCGACAAGCTGGGAGATCGGTTTTATACCTGTATTTCCAACCCTTACAATGATTCGACGAATCTGGGTTATTACAAAGCCGCGTGGGACCTTCGGAAAGATCCTTCCATTAAACGGCCTTTTAACTCTTTTGTGGGGTACGTGAAAGAAGATTACGCCGGCGCCTTTGCTGTTCCGGCTACCATCAACAGCGAGGGAATCAGCCCCGTGTGGGACGCCCGTTCCCTGTCTCCCAACTGGGAGCTGCAGGCCGCCGTCATGGGGCTTGTGATGTGGTCGAATGTGTTTGACCCCGGACGGCCTTTTAAAACGCTTTCCACCGGAATCCCCCACGATTCCAGTGTGGGCGATCTGTCCTATGCGAAAAACGACGCCCTTTTCCGCGCCGGTATGGGATATTTCAAAAGCGTGGCCGGTGAGCTGCGGGTTGGAGATCTGGCGACCAGCTACCGGACCAATGCTGTCGGAGCGTCAACGGAAGAGTGGTTTGACACCGTTTCCGTGAGTCTGCGCCAGCAGAAGATTTATGATATAGAGAACGTTTTTAACAATGAACCCTATATCCGCGGCATGCTGACCTCTGACGACGCCATAACGGCGAAACCCTATGTGATTAAACCGAAAAAAGTTGTCAGCGACCTTTCGGCGCTTGTGGATTTCTGGACTTCCGAGGGGTGGACAAAAAATCCCGCTGATGTGAAAGCGACTATTTCCGCCGAAATCAACGCCACCAACAACAGCCGGATCGATGCCGAAATGATCGACGACGAAGCCAAGGCGCTGCGGATTGTGGCGGCACTGTATAAATTCTTGTTTTAGGGGGATTGATTTATGAGCAAGTTTATTAGAGGGGGAGTCCCCCGTGAATTGAATTTTGCCGGTCTTGATCTTCATCCCGCCGAAGGGGAACAGATCACGTTTATGCTTTCCGGCCGCGGCGGTCCCGCGCATATAGCGGGAGACGGCGACATTTACGGGGAGAGCAATCCTTTTTTGGGTGGCGTGAACCAGGTTGTTTCCGTTTCTGATGATGAATTCAAAGCGCTGGTTGACGCCCAGTCTTCCGGAGAAGCGCAGAACGGCTATTTTACGACCGCAGCCGGCGTGACGTTCAACATCCTGAAAGGGAAAATTGCGAATGACGGGCCTTTGGAGCTGGACAACGGGACGGTTTCACTGGAAATTCGCGGGAACGTCGAAGAGCAGTAACATTATGGGGCTTCGGCCCCTTTTTTAAACAGGAGAAACTTTATGGAACTGGACATTGTTGAAGAAAAAGCGGAAGAAAAAGAAGACCTGAGCCCCAGGGAAAAAGCGGAAAAGAAAATTCGCCAGTGGGCTGATGTTCTGGAACTGGACACCAAGCGGGATCTGTTTTCCGATGTTATGGATCAGCTGATCGGTGTGGTAGAAAAAGAACGGCTGACTTTTGATGAAGAGACGGAAGTTTTCACCTATCAGCTTTTAAAACCGGTTGGCGGGAAAAAGCTGATTACCATAAGGGAAACAACTTTCGAAGAAAAAAAGGCGTTGCAGAAATTCAAGGATAATGAAGAGATGGACGCCGCCGGGATGATGATGGCGAAACACACCAATTTGTCAACCGGTGATGTTTTACAGTTGAAGACAAGGGACCAGAAGCGGATTAACGCTGTGATAATGGGTTTTTTAGCACAGTAGGCACCATTGAAGTCAATGGTGTCGATTTGTGCTGGATTCCCGATTACGGTTTTTATTTTGAAATGATCAGCGAATACGCCCGCTATATGCAGGGGGCTGTGAATTTGTTCGATTTGCTGAAAATGCGAAGTAAAGAATTTTTGTTCTGGTATAGAATACATGAGCGGGGGATTGTCCGGGACGGTATTGTGACGGATTTGATCCGCCGTGATAAACCGGTTCCGTCGCACAAGCGGCTTAACCGGATGATTGATAAAGAATTGGAACGGCGACAGGAGGAAAGTTGACAGATGGCTTCCCGATTCAGCCTTGAGGCTATACTTTCACTGACTGACGATTTGACCGGCCCATACAAGAGGACAACGAACAATGTGAAAGGCTTAAACATGAGCCTGACCAATTCGTTTAAAAGTTTGGGGTCGAGCATAACAAGAGGACTGAAAACCGCCGCCGTAGTCGGAGGGGCCGCCATTGTGGGCGGTCTGGCTCTGGCGACAAAAGAATTTGTGGCTATGGAAACAGCCATAACCAAAGCCGGGGCTAAATTCATCGATGTCGATGTGACGGCCGATAACTTCAAAGACACGTTAATGGAATTGCAGCAGACCGCCAGGGAGGTCGGCCGGGATACACAGTTTTCAGCTGTGGACGCGGCTGGCGCTCTGGACAAATTCGCTATGGCCGGGATAAATTCCCGACAGGCTATGGCTTTATTGAAAGGGACGACGGATCTGGCTGTCGTGGCTGACACGGATCTGACAACGGCTGTCGATATTGCCACCGATTCGCTGGGTGCTTTCAACCTGATGACGGAAGACACGGCGAAGCTGACGGAAAACCTTTCCCGGGTTTCCGATGTTCTGGCGAAGACCTCCGTGGCGACCAATACGGATTTACAGCAGCTTTTTGAAACGGTTGTGAAAGGTGGACCGGCCTTTACGGCTGCCGGTCAGGATATTGAAACCTTCGCGGCGATAGCTGGACGGATGGCTTCCAGTGGTATCAAGGCCAGCGAAGCCGGAACAGCCATGGCGACCGCTATGTCCCGACTGGCGAAAAATGACCAGGCGCTGGGGATGCTTTCCGAGCTGGGCGTTACTGTGACCGATCAGGAAGGAAACTTCCGGAATATGATTGATATTCTGGGCGATCTGGAAGCGGCGACAAAATCCATGGGCGAGCAGCAGAGAGCCGCGGCGATTGCCACCATATTCGGGGATAGAGCCTGGAAGGCTTTTCTCCCGCTTCTCACCGAAGGGGTGGACCAGTCCCGCAAACTGGAAGAGACTCTACGCGGCGCGACGGGAACGACGGAACAGCTTTCCGGCGCGATCGGAAAATCGCTGGGCGGCCGGCTGGCGGCTTTAAAATCGGCTGTGACCGAAATGGGTTTCACCTTTGTGAGCGTCTTCCAGGAAAAGGCCGGACCGACACTGGACCGGTTGACCGAAATGATTAAAAACGTCGATCTGGGAGCCGTGGCGGTGAAGCTGGACGAATTTGTCGGGCGTATACTGGATAATCTTCCGCAGATTAAAGAACAGTTTATTCAGATCCTTCCAGAGATTAAAGCTTTTGCTGAACAAATGTCTATGATTGTCGGTTATATCGCCACCGCTATCGGAAAATTCGGAGAGCTGACAAGCGGTCCCGTTTTCAAAGCTTTAAAATTCGGAATGCAAGGCGGAGTGATTGGAGCCATTCAGCGGAGAGCCGAGGACCGGGCGGCCAGTGAACAGCGGGTTGAAGAGGCTGTACCGCGAATAACGGCGCAGCAGGAGGCCCAGGTCGAGGACCGCCGCCGATTGGAAGAACTTTTGATGAGACAGCAGAACGACGTTTTTCTGCACGCCCCGGCCGGTTACGGGCTTTCGGCCCAGCCTGGTGGAGCGCCGCAGATGTCTTTGAACCTGGGAGAACAATAATGGCAGTACCGGCATGGGTTGAGCGATTGCGCTCCGCTTCTTTTTCTTCCCCTTCCGGGGTGGAGTCTTCTTTTAAAGTTGATGTCCTGACCCGTGTTGGCGGGAAAAAGGCGACGAATCACGAAATACTGAATACAGACGAAGCGATTCCCCAGGATCAGGGAAACCGGGCGGAAGAGTATCCCATTGAAGCCTATTTCACAGGAGAAGACGGCGACGAGGCGGCGAATTCCTTTTATGCTTCCCTTCGGGAGCGATATTCAGCCGATAATCCCGGGATTCTGAGACACCCCCGCTGGGGAGATCTGGCCGTTATGCCTTTTGAATTCCAGCAGACGGAAAACCTTGTCCGCGGTGCGGGGATTTTCCGTGTGACGGTGACTTTTCGGCCGATCCCGCAGGCCGCTTTCCCGACGGCTGACGGACTGGATCAAGGCGAGATTGTGGCGGATATCGGCGATCTGGAAAACACATTGGAAGAGGCCAACGAGGGAATCAATCTGGATGTGGCTGGCGCTTTGGCGGAATTCGGGGCGAAGATCCGCGAGGTGACCAATATCATCAATGAGACACTGGGGCCCATTGTGGAGGGCGTCGAAGAGATTCAGGACGAGTTTAAAAATATTCAGGATGATATTGACGCTGCCATTTCGGCCGGCGCTTCGGCTTTAACCATATTGAGCCAGGTGAACAATTTGATACGCCTTCCCGGTCAGATTGCGACGTCGACGATTGCGAAAGTTCAGAGCTACAGCGCCATGGCCGGAGCTATTGTCAATTCCTTTGTGGGATTTTTCAACCCGAACAGCGACCGAGCCGTTCAGCTTTCCCAGGCGGGAACCTTTCAGAGTCTGGGCGCCATGGCGTCGGCGGCTACGGCAGAGGCGGCGCTGTTTACCAATTTTGAAACAAGGGACACCGCCGGCGCAGCGCTGGATTTTATCAATGATGCGGCGGCTTTGATTGAACAGAAAAATAATGAAATCTATCAGACCCTGGCCGGCGCCGTAGACAAAACGTATGCGCCGGATCACGACACCTGGTTGAATCTTTCTTTGATTATCGGCAAAACAAACGCGATTCTGATTGATCGGTCTTTTGACTTGAAAGCCAAACAGACGGCTATATTATCGGCCAACAGCGACCCGATCAGTTTGACATGGAAATATTACCGGTCTTCCGCTCTGGAAGACATTGAATTTTTTATCCGGACAAACAATTTGCAGGATACGGAAATTATTGAAATTCCGGCCGGCCGTGAAATTGTGGCTTATGTGTAGGGGGCTGTAATGAAACCGACCCCGGGATCCCATTATTTAGTTGTTCGCGGCGACCAGATCCGACAGATTGCCAGGCGGGCTTATGGATACGACCGAAGCGCTGATATTATTGACGCCAACGCCGCCATTTTCACAAAAGCCAGAAAAGATATAGGGATATCTCTGGAAGGGCTTCCCTATATATACGCCGGAGACCGGTTGTGGCTTCCGCCTGTGAAACAGCAGTTTTCCGAAACGGTGCCGGCCAACACGGACGATGAAATTTCTATCCGCCTTGACGGAAAGGTTTTCCGTGGGTGGACGGCTTCCAGTATTGAGCGGAACATCAATAAGGTGGCGGACGGTTTTATTTTTACGCTGCCATATGATCCGGACGATAAAGATATAAGAGAGAGGACCAGACCTTTTTCCTATAAACCGGCGGATCTTTTTATTGGCGGTGAGCTCTACATTGCCGGGGAGTCGAACAAGATAAGCCCGGCGGCCCGCATCGATGAAACCTTAAAAACAGTGGAAGCCAGAACGAAGGCGGGGAAAACTGTGGAATGTATGGCCCAGAAGTCGACCCTTGAATTCAACGGGCAGACGCTGGCCCAGATTGCCGAAGAGATCATGAAGCCTTACGGCGACGATCTGAAACCGATTTTTTTAGATGGCGACAGCGACAAATTCACGAAAGTGAGAAAGGAAATCACGGACACGGATTTTGATTTTCTTTATGGACTGGCGGCCCAGAAAGGTTTTATGATAACGTCCAGCGATACGGGACAGATGGCTTTTATTCGCGCCGCTGTTAATTCAAAGCCTGTCTTCCGTTTCATAGAAGGGGAGACGGCTATTGAACACATATCGGCCAGTTATGACGGAACGCAGCGTTTTTCCGTTTTCCAGGCGGTTACGGAATCGGCCGGATCGTCAGGGCCGACGGCCAGCCTGGAAGATCCTTCTATCGATACGTACCGTCCTTTTGTGTTTTCTGCCGATGATCTGGAAGCTGGAAACCTGGACACGGCCATGCAGTGGAGGCGGGCGGGCAGCCTGGCGAAAGCAGCGCCTTTGAGCATAACCGCGACGGGGTGGCGAAATGAAAAGGGGATGCTCTGGCGGGAAAATATGAAGGGGACAGTGAAGGCTCCCAGTGTCGATATACACAAAGAGACCGATTATATTATAAACAGTGTGAAGCTGGAAAAGGACGAGAACGGCGGGAATGTTTCCATTCTGGGGATGGTTCTACCGCAGGCTTATACATTGGATTTTCCTTCATCGTTTCCATGGGATGATTAAGGTTGTATAATGTTGAATAAGGTTGTTGTTTTGGTTGGGATTCGATCTTTTTGGGAAAGTGAGCGGAAAATGGGAATTATTAAGAAAAAAATAGGGATGACCTGTGGATCCTGTAAAAAGTTTCACCAATGCGTGACAATTTCAGGCGCTATTATTGGCGCCAGAAATACTTCGGAAGAGATCGCCATGTGTTCCGCCTGTCCGGCTTGTCCTGAATTTGTTAAAGCGGGACCAGAAGCGTTTAGTGGGAAATAGTATGAAATTTCTGGAACGGCGCGGCGATTTGACTTATTTTTATTGTCCAGGATGCCAGTGTAATCACGCAGTAGGTGATGGCTGGAAAATCGATATGGAAAATAACAGCATTCACCCCAGTGTTCTGGTCCGGGAGATTCGAATTCCAGAAGATCCCGAACGGGACGAAAAAGGGAATTTTGTGAAAGGATCAGACGGTAGAATCAAAGGTTGGTATACTGTGCGCTGCCATTCTTTTGTGAAAAACGGGTTTATTCAATATCTGAATGATTCCACACATAAGCTTTCCGGGCAGACAGTTGAAATGACCGAGGAGCCGCTATGAAGCTTTTAGGAAATTTGATTGAAATTTCCAGTACAAAGCTGGATTCTTATCCGGGAGATGATTCCGGGGATTCCATTATTGCCACGTTGAAAGGATCGGCTGAAAACGGAGAGACCGCCCAGGTTCACGGAGGTCCGGGGATTTTTTCCAACCCGGCCAAGTCGGTCAAAGGGGTTCGGCTGAGGATCGGTTCGATCGACGTGGTGATATCGGCGATTAATTACAAAGTTCCTTTTCCTGAAACCCCTGGGGAAACAAAGGTTTTTTCAACCGATGAAGAGGGAGAGGAAAAGGCCGGTACTTTTTTAAGGGCTGACGGGACACAGGAGATTAACGGGAAGAATGATTTTGCTGTCCGTTATTCTGAGCTGGAAGCGGCTTTTAATGAACTGAAACAGGATTTGAATGATTTTGTGACGGCTTACAATTCACACCAGCACCCGACCGCGGCGACAGGGCCGCCGTCTCCGCCGACTGTCACGGGGTCGAGTTCAACGGCTGACATTTCAGACGCCAAGGTTGATACTGTGAAGCTGCCTGAACTGGGGGAGGTTTATCCATGACAAACTGCGCGACTTATACGGGCGATCTGGTTATAGAGTTGAATGAAGAATCTGACTGGGATCTGAATTATGTGAACGGCCAGCCTTGCATGACAGACGGTTTTGACACAGCCGTGATGTTGTCGGTATTCGGTGAACCGGATTTCTGGCAGAACAGCCTGACAAATGATCCGAAAGAAAAATACATTTCCGAATTCCCGTCCGTGATAAAAACCGGTAAAGTCACTGACGATACATTGAAAACAGGAAAAGCCGCCATTGAAAGGGCCCTTTTGTTTTTGAAAAATTCCGGTATCGCTCAGGAGATAATAGTAAGCGGTGGCGTCTTGTCCGTATTCGGTTTATACTGGCTTATAGAGATCGGCCGGGGGAATGTTGTGACTCGGTATCAGATCAATTGGAATAAGGGCGCTGTGAGCGTCAGCAGGAGCGTATAGTGGCTATTCCTACCATACCAACCATACAGGAAATTAAAGACCGCATTGTGGCAGATCTTGAAAATAAGCTGAACCAGACGACGCCAGCGCTTCCGAAGGCTTTTAATAATGTTCTGGCAGGTGCTCTGGCCGGGCTATTCATTCTTCTTTATCAGGCTATACTATGGGTCTACCGGCAAATTTTCCCGCAGACCGCTGATATTGCGGCTCTGGAACTTCTGGGCGCTCTGGTCGGAATCAACAGACTGGCGGCCACTTTTGCCGTTCTGACAGCCGATGTGGCGGGAACGAACGGATATTCTCCCCCAGAGGGAACGCTTTTCCGATCTTCCAATGATGTGGTTTATAAAATAACGACGACAGAGGCGATCAGCGGCGGCGTGGCGTCTGTCGTTTTGACGGCTTTGACTTCGGGAGAAGCCGGGAATTTACCGAACGGAACGATTCTGGACATTATCAGTCCGGATCCTGATCTGGTCGGAACGGCCGAAGTGACAGCGACGACAACCAGCGGGGATGACGCTGAATCAAATGACAGTTTGAGGGCCAGGGTGATCAGCGAATACCAGAAGCGCCGAACCGGTGGAGCTCCGGCGGATTATGAGGCCTGGGGATTGGAAACTCCGAATTTTGACTGGATTTCTCCGCTGGATTCTCCCACGACTCCGGGAGAGGTTCAGGTTTATGGGAAGGTTGATAATCAGCCGGATGGTATTCCGACAGGAAACCAGCTGTCGGAGCTCTATGAATATTTGACAAAAGACCCTGATACTGGACTGAGGACCAGACACCCTATCGGTCCGGATATTCTGACGTTTCCGATAGAACGGTTTTCTTTTGATATCGAGATATTTATTCAGGGCAGCACGCCGGCGCTGGAATCTCAGATTGATTTGGCTGTAACGGATTATGTGGAAACACAAGAGCCCTATAATGACGCGGTTCACACTGTTAAGAAAGATACCATTTCCGAGGGTGGAATTTCCAATATTGCCAATGATATCGCCAACCCGGTCGGTGCGACTGTCACAAACGTTGTTTTGAAACAGACTAGTGACAGCCTGATTATCAGCTCTTATCAGCTGTTCGGCGGGATCTTCGGAAAAGTCAATTCTATAATTTACACGCCGGTGGTTTGATGTGAATATTAGACAAGCGGTTGCCAGAACGATAAGACGCCTCAATTTACAGGGATTGATTATGGGGATTCCCATTTTCGGTCAGGCTTTGTATGACGCTTTATCGATGGAATTTGATCGCGTGAACGATTTCAGGGACACGGTTAAAAATTCTGTTGTTCCGAATTCCAATATGGATGTTTCGACACTGGATGACTATGAAAAGAAATATGGCGTTGACAGTATAATCAGTTATTCCGATCCGGAACGAATTGACAGGATTATAGAGGCGGCGGCCAGAGATGGAAACGGCGGGCCTGATTGGCTGCAGGAACAGATCCAAAAAGCAGGGTTTCCACTTTATGTTCACATTAACACGAGAACGGTTTCGCTGGTTCCGCAGTTTGGAAATTTTCAGTTTGATCAGATTACTTTTGGCGGATCGATTAACTATATTGACCCGCGAACTGTTGACGGTATTATTGTGGCCTCTTCGCCTAACGGAAATATCGGTCCGCAATATATCAATTTTGGCTCCTTACAGTTTGGGGCGCAGCAGTTCGGGGAATTGCAGCCGAACACGGCGAACCCGAGGCCGAAGCCTTTTCAGCTTTCCAGTGATCCGAACACCTGGGGATATGTTTTTTTTCTATCTCCCTTTGAAGACCGGCTGGCTGGTCCTTCTGAGCTTTTGCAGCTTTCCGAAGAGGAATTAAATTATTTAAAAAAGATTGTGAGAAAATTAAAACATGTGAGAAATTGGGCGATTGTCCAGGCTGAGGCCGTATAAGGAGATAAAAGGGTATGAAAAGACCGGATAGTTTTTTAACAAATACAATAGCGCCTGCAGGCCGCAGTCAGGGGCAGGCGATCAATGACCCGGGGGGCGGATCTGGATCCGGTGTTGACCAGGAGATTTACAATGATCCGGCTTATGCTGTGATTGCCGTGGCGGAAAGCTGGAAAGAGGGCGGAATTTCTGACAGCGATGAAAAAACAACCAGTTCAGACATGCGGGACGCCATTGAAGAAATGGCCGGAAAGAAGGTGTCCGGAATTTCGGAATGGTTGGTAGGAACAACTTATTCGGCACCAGGAACGATAACCGATCTGGTTATGTGGAAAGGGTTTCAGTTTATTAATATCAGTAACGTCGGAAACCTGGGGAATGATCCGCTTTTGAATCCTGATTTGTGGTTTAAAATTCCGAATGTCGACACGCTGATGGATTTATTTTTTAACGGAGAACCGGTCAGCGGGGGATTGTCTCCGCTCAACGATCGAGCCGGAGCGAAGTATTTACAGAATTGTCTTTTCGGGAAATTCCGGCTGGGCGGGAACGGTGATGATTTTTATGAGTTTTACCGGGTGGCGCTGGACGGGACGGTTGTGACTGGGGACACGACGCTTGAAACCATTTTTGACGTTGGCGGCGGTTCGGAGTATTTTAATTTGGATTTGATTGCTCCGGATGTGCTCGGGACCAGGACGTTGATTGATATGGGCGGGAGAACGACCAGGGCGCAGAGTTCTGGAGGGAAAGCTGATACTATGGCTGAGGTTCAGGAGGATGCTATGCAGCAAATTACCGGTCGGTATGATTTTAGACGAAGAGAGGGTGATACAACCACTTATCTAACAGATTTAGGCGTGTTCACATATACTGGGTCAGTCGGGAGCTCTATTGCTTCAATGCAAAATGGACCATCGAGCTACCCTTCCGACAGGCTCAGTTTTAATTCTGCCGATTCGGTATCTCCGAACACAGCTAAAACTGACCCCGACGAGACGAGAATGGCGAACATTGTCACTGGAATCAGGTATTTAATTATTATGAAAGCGGCATAAAAAAGGGGCCTAGTGCCCCCTTTAATATAAAATTTCTATAGCAATATTAGCCGTATTTTCCCCTATTTCGACATAACACCAGTCAGGCATGTGTGATGTTGTCGGTGATAGTCTAGGATAGTCTTTTGTATCGTATCCAAAGATGCCAGAAGCATTATTTATTATGTCTATCTGAACATTTCTTATTTCATTAAAGGCGGTTGAATCGTTATATACGATGTTCATAAAAATATAATAATCGCCATCGTTTAGATCTTTTTCTAATTCATTAAACAAACCGTAAAAACGTTTTTTATATTCATTAGGATAAGGCCAGTCAGACTCTCCTTGATACCAGAAAACACCTTTAAAATCGTAATTTAATCCGGCTATTGATGATTTAATAACATCATAATCTTCTTCATAGTTTACGCCGATATATTCATCCCACCAATATGAAATTGATTTGCCTGGATGATTATTCCATATTACCATCGCTGTTGGATCTACTTTAAGAATATTTTCCTTTATTGTTTCATACCATATATCATTAGCATTGGATTGTCCTCCACAAAAATATAAATTAACAGTATCGGGATGATTGAATGAACACGAAACTAAAAAGGTGAAAATAAACATAGATAAATATTTCATAAGAGCCTCCAAAATTAACAATAATACATGTATTATTGTTCGTCAACAAAAAAGAGGCCGAAGCCTCCTTTTTAATTCCAGATTCTTCCATATTCAGAAATGTTAACAGGACCGCCTGATTCAATAGCCCAGAAATACAGGCCTTTTTCAGCGCCTTTGATTCCTTCCGAAACGGAAAACCAGAGCCCTTCTGTGGTTGAAAAATAGCCATCAACAATCAAAAAAGCTTTTTTCGGTTTTGATGTTTCGTTTATTTCCTGGGAAACGGTCGAAATATCAGTATCGCCATATTTTCCGCTGACGATGGAAAATGGAGAAATTCCCATTTCAACGCGGGAAGATTCGGGAACGGCCGGAAAGTCAGCCACTTCCAGTTCGGTAACTGCGCCGCCCGTTTGGGAAAAGTAATATGTCTTTTCGACAGCTTCATACTGAACCGGATCGGTGTCCGGGATGGCTGCGCCCTGTTCCATCGTTTTGACAGAAAAATAAACGGTGTCGCCGGATTTGGAAAATTTTTCCGGTTTTAAAATCTGGTCCTGATCATCTTTTACAATGATCTGTTCTCTGGTTTTTCCGATCAGGCCAAAGATGGATCCCGATTCTGCTACGGCGTAGGCCTGATACTCTTTAAATGGTTGAATTGTCATTTGTTTTACCTCTTCCGGTACCGGATCTTCCGGCGCCGCTGTGATTTCGTTTGTTGCGGGGCTGACTGGCACCGCACAGCTTGTTAATACGTTCATTATAGCGTATAATAAGGCTACAGTGATACTTTTACTATACCGCATGGTAAAAGTTTCTCCTTTCCGCCCCGGTTGCCTGTCCGGGGCTTTTTTTTGGTTTCACCTCTTATACGGGAACTTTTTCTCCTTCCGCTTCAATTCTGTTAGAATGTTTTATCAATTCCTGAGCCGCCATCATAAAACTGTCCAATCTTTCGGCGGAATCGCTTCCAGAACGAATGATTTTCAGTCCGAAAAAATGGGCCGTTACAAGCTCCATGCAGGCGCCTTTGGAATGGTTCCAGCCTGGAAGCAAATAAATGGCGTCGCAGTCCATGAGGCCTCTGATATCAATTTTCATAAACTCAAAATAGATCTGTCTGTCGTCCGCTCCGAATGGAAACCGGATATTGTCTGTCAGCTTAAAAGGATTGATAGGAATATCTCCTTCGCTTTCAATAATAATCTCCGCCTCTTCAAACGCCGGCCTGTTCAACTGTTCTATTCCGGTCATGGGACCGGAAATATAAACTTTTCTTTTCAATGATGCCTCCTTTTAAAAATCACCCATAGATGAGTGAATAATGAATTCTTTATTTTCCAGGTGGCCGGATTGAATTTCCCCTTTGGATTTACAGACCAGGTTTCGGCTTTTGTTCGGGCATGATCCTTTTGAACTGTTGCATTTCCCTGTTTTCTCGATATAGCTGATACATTTCGGCATTATTTTGACTCTCCCTTGTCTCTGTTTCTGTCAAGGCATTCTACCATGGAAACAGCGACAGCAGCGACTTGAATCAATTCTGTTCTGTAATTGTCCCAGTTACCGGTCGATTCATAACCTTTGAAATGGGCTTCACATACGGCTTTGCTAACTTCTCCGAATTCTTCCCCAAGTATGGACAGCCATTCAACCGGGTGATGGTCCTGAACGCCCCATAATTCGTCTTGACGGATTCTTTCGGCTTTGACTTCGGCGTATACCTTTCCGAGCTTTTCGAAGCCTTCCGGATCGTCTATGGCGTGAACAGGATAATAAACGATTCCTTTTTCCGGTCCGCAATGTCCGCTTTTTTTCAAGGCGTCTTCTATGGTGTAAATTTGAGCGTGTAGTTTGTTATCGGTGTATCCGTTGGAATTTTTCCCCCACCAAAGATTCCATTCGTTGGACCAGATCCGGACTTTATTCATGAATCTTTTTAAAGAGGGATCGGCTTTGATTTGTTCCAGTGTCCAGGGGTTGACGATTTCGGCCATTATATCCACCCCCAGGATTTGCATAAATCAAATAGGGGACCGACATTGATTCTGGTTCCCGGGATGGAAGGATTTTGTTTCCAGATATTTTCCAGGGGCAGACCGGACCGGCAGGCGCCATTGAATCGATATTTCTTCCCATTAGCGATAAGGAAGATTTGAACATCAACTTTTTTTAGTTTGATTTTGTCCACTGTGAAAGGCCATATGTATTGATAATTTTTACCGCGTTTTATCGTTTTTGATTTCAGCATTGTTCAACAGCTCCTTTATTTGTCCCCAGGAAAGATCCTGGTATCTTTCATGTAAAAACGTTCCCGATCCGTTCGGTTCGCCTTCGCAGTTTACTGTGGGTGAATGATAAGCCATCCCAGAATCTCGGAAAATCTTGATAAACTTTTTGAGTTTTGATATTTCGACTTCTGTTTTATAGGTCAGTTCATAATATCCCAACCAAACTTGATCAAATTCGCCGTCATGATGGTGCCATTCTCCGGCCCAGACTTCCCAGATTTTCGCGGCCTGTTCATCGGTTATGCCGATTTTTTCAATTTTGTCTTTTATCATATTCTCTGTTTAACTCCGCATAAAGTTTGTCAACTTTCTTTTCTTCCCGTCGAAGCCTTTTCCCGGCTTCAACCCATTGGTTAAATTTCTTTTCGTAACCCTCCATTTCTTCCAGAATGGAAAGCTTTTTTTTAATATCCGATTCGTTATTGAATTTTCCAGCCAGCCGACCCCGATATTCCAGATCGAGAGATTTGAAATTTTCGTGATGCCTTTTCTGTTTTGCCGCCAATTGATCGGATTTTATTTTCCAGCGTCGGCTTAAAACGTCGGTATAGTAAAAGGTCTGTCGGAACCATCCGGCTTGTTTTATGAAAAATATCAATTCTTCTTTTGAGCATTTATTGAGGAAACTGTAATCGGTGGAATTTTTATTCATTATTTTTTCCTAGAAATAAAAGACAACAATAAATTTTTTTCGCTTTCAAAATTGGCTTTAAAATAATCCATGTTTCCTGCCGGCATTAAGATATTTCCAGAAAAACAAACAATCCGTTTTAAATTTTTTCTTTCTGGATGATAATAAAGAAGTCCCCACCCAACTGGTAAATCTTCTGGTTTTATAATATTGTCAGGACAAAGATAAATTCTAAAAGTCCCCATTCCTTGTTCAGGTATTTGGCGGAACGTCTTTTTAAAATCCGCCCTAAAGTCTGATTTTGACGTTTTGCATTCTATCAAAATTGAATAACCTGATTTCCAACCAATAACGTCTGGAATTTCTCCGAATTTATTTAAACAGACCATTTCAGATATGGCTAACCTTGCACCGATCGTTTTTTCAAGCCATCGCTTTCCCTGCTTGCATAATTCATTATGCGTTTTTTTATCTTTCTTTTTCACTGATCCCCCAAGCTGCCGAGCAGCGTTTTTTTATCAAAGCCATGGTGTACATAATAATCAAGGCTTGTTTTAATCGAGGAGTGACCGGCGAAAAGGCTGACGGCCTTCATATCGCCCGTTTCCTGGTACAAGTGGGTTAATCTGGTATGACGGAGCATGTGGGGCGACATGTGGCGTTTTATATGCGCCTGTGAGGCCTCTGAGACTATCGACCAGATCGCCTTTCCCGTGTATTGTTCGCCGGTTCCTGTTTCGAAAAGGAATTTCTTACCGGAAAAGACATTTAATATCTTCCGATAATTTTCTTTTGAAATCATGACGGTCCGGAGCTTGTTCCGCTTACCATACAAGGTAATTTCGATATGGTGCCGCTTTTCCGAACAATCTTTTAACAAGATGCCGCAGAGCTCACCGCGCCGGCAGGCTGTCGTGTACAGAAATTCTATGATCAACGACGCCCGCTTACCGGACAGACAGATCAGGTCCGTAATCTCTTTTTTTGAAAAAATCTTTTCCTGATGAACAGCCTTGACCGGCATGGATGGCGGTTTCAGTAGCTTCATTTTGTATTCCAGGGTGGCCCGCTTATCTATTTCGTTATTCACCTGGTCAAAGAGGAAAAGTATTCTACTCCGCATCATAACCAGATTCATGTTGATAGTGCTGGGCGCCTTGTGTTCAGCCATAAGAAACTGATAATAGCGATTGAAAGAAAACAGGGAAATTCCGAGGTTATTTTTTTCCAGCCATGACGTCCATGTCAGACAAATTCTTTTATACGAATCTTCTATGTTATTGATCTGTTCGACCATTTCCGCAGATTCGCTGTATTTTATTTTCCTGTCTGTATTTATGTACAAATTCGCCTCCTTCCTATAATTAGTGTTATAGTCAGGAGATTATGAAAAATAATTCGGACATTCTGTCAACATCAAAAGCGCTGTAAGCGGTTCAGATTCGAAAATAGCCATGTTGTTTTCATTGACATAAACATTGAACGGCCGACCGACTGGAAGCGGCTTTAAATAAGCAATATTCAAGGAATATTTTGTCGGATTCGGATTATAGTCCGTTGGCGCTTTTTCCGGGAGATTATCGAGAACAGGCTTTATGTTTTGAGAAAACCCGAGCATTGAATTGCTGTTTTCAAATTTGGCGATTTTCTTTTTTTCGGCCGCCTGATCAAGAATTCTCTTCCAGTTTGGGAATTCTCCGATTCCGTTTTTTTCTTTGGGAAGATCCGCCAGCCAGACCCGAGATTTTGTAATTTTTAGAACGCGATAAAAATGACCGATTTCAAACCCGAATATTTCAATCTGGCTTTCTGACAATTCAACAATGTGCATACGCCGACCATCGGTGGCGATCAGTTTGTTTTCGTCGCAATAAACGAAATTCATAAAATATCTGGTTTCGTCTGTGCAGACAGCCGCAGCCAGAAAGCCAATATCGGCTGCAGAGCTGCCAATAACTTCAATGAATTTTCCGTGTTTCAGTAATTTTTCTTTTTTCATAGTTTCTCCTAATTCTGCAATATAAATATTTTGCCTTTTTGCAGATTAAATTTTAAATATTCCATCCTGATAAAGCCTGTAAACAATCATGGCTTCATGTTTGGCGTCGTCCAGTCCGCGGTGTTTTTCATCATATTTGCTTTCAGGAAAAAAGTGACTGAAAGCCTCTTCCACGTTTGGCCATTTGTAGCTACCGTATCTCCCGGGAAGCTTACAGATCGGTGTTGATAGAATCATGGGACAGGGAAGTTTTTTTATTTTCAGGCCGCGGCTTTCCAGAAACCCGAAGTCGAATTTATTATTATAGGCTGTGCATCCCAGAGGATAGGAATTCAATATTTCCTGAACTTTGGAAAAAACATCAAAAGCGAGTGGGGCTTTTTCTATTTCTTCAAATGTCAGATCAGAATTCTGGAATATCCAACCGTATGGATGTTTCCGGTGTTTTTCTGTGAAAATATCTTCTTTGAGAAGAGAGTCGAATATTTCTTTTATCTCTCCCGTTTCGAGGTTGAGAGATACAATACCTATTTCAACGATACTGCCGCCGTTGTTCTGGAACCCTGTTGTTTCAATGTCCAGTATTAAAATTTCCTGTTTCAATGATTTCTCCTTTTTTTCGCCTGTATGTTCGCCGCTTTTCTGATATTGCGCGGAATAATAAAAACCGTTATTAAACATTCGTTGTCGTAAATAAAAACGAATTCACCATAAATTTTTACATTTTTCGGAATGCCGGACTTAAAGACTTCGCCAATCATGTATTTATGAAGGTTTCCGGTTGTGTCTTTCGGTCCGATCCCGAAGCGCTGCGCCTTCTGGAACAAACGGAATAAAGATTTTTTCCCGATCCCGAACCGTTCCTTTGCTCTGGAATAAGCGTGATCCGAAATAAAGCAGATCACGCCCCGGCCTCTTCCGTTCCTTCCATCTTTTTCACATCGGCCCGGATCAATTCCAGGACCCGCGCCGTTTTGTTGATGCTGTTTTTTCTGTATACAGCGTTGATGTGCTCTTTCTCTTCCTTATCCATGGGAAGATTTAAAGATAGTTCTGTTCTTTTATCCATAATAATGCAGTGTAATGCAGTTGCGGTTCTATGTCAAATGAAAGATTGTAAAAAATTGATGTTGATGTGATAATAGATTATTATAAAGCAGGGGAACACATGGCCGAAATGACGGATTTTGAAAAGACATTGCTCGATAAGGTGGACCGCATGAATGAAAATCTCTCAGTGCTTACAGAGAGGCTAACATCTTTTGAAGGGGAGACAAAAAAATCTTTAGCGGAGTTATCGGGACGGATTAAAGGCAATCATGAACTGATAAAATCAGAGATTCAGACTTATGTCGAAAAGGACACTTGTGAATCTCACAGAGAACGCCAGGGGAACAGAATAAAAGAGGCGGAAGACAGAATCCTGCGCCTTGAGGGGGCTGTTTCCGATCTTTTGAATCGTGAGCAGGACAGGAGACATAACGCCAATGACAGACTGACAGCATGGATGCCGTCTATCATTATTTTGATTGCCGTTGTCGGTGGTATGGTCTGGATCTTTGCAGGGGGATAAGGTATGGAACGAAGACTGCAGGAAATTAAGGCGGTTGTGGTACACTGGGACGCTGGTGTGGTTAAAGACAGCATAAAAGCGCTAAAAGACTGGATGGTTTCTGAAACTGACCATATGTATCATCGATTTGTCAGAAGAAACGAAGTCAATTATGGCAGATCAACAAATTATCGATGTGTCCATTGTGGAGCTCCGAAATATACGCAGGAAGCCATCCGCTTTTTTGGCGATTATTGCCCGAGCTGGCGGCATACAAAAGAAACACCGCATTTGAACAGCCCGAATAATTGCACAATAGGGATCTGTATACTTCATGATTTTGATGATGGCGGTTATTCTGTTGAAACGATGAAAACCGCCGCAAAGTTGGCCGCCGAAATGTTGGCTTTTTTCCGTTTGGGGATTGATGGATTTTGGACCCATTCAATGATTTGCGGCGAAGATTACAAACATTGTCCCAAGGCTTTTGTGGAAAATCCAACTCTCTGGAAGGAATTCCGGGGAATGGTTGAAAATTATTTGTGAGGTGAATATGAAAATTCTGAAAGTTGTTTTGATTTTATTGGCGACGGCTTTAATGGCTGCCGTTATGATTTTTGTTTCTGATGCTTCGGTTGTGGACATGATGGCCGGAACATACGCTTTGAGCGTAAACGCTTTTCTGGGCGTGGATCTGGCCGCCATGATTAAAGATTCCACAGCGAAACCGGCCGGAGAATGGAAATCGATTAAAATGTACCGTTATATTATTTCGTTCGTTTGTATGGCTGTTTTGTTCGTTCTGGGACTATATCAGAAGGAAGTCAATAATGTTCAGGCTGTTATGGCCATTTCCGCTTTCGGATCCGGTACGATGTTGATTATAGGACTGGTAATGGCTGGGCTTGAAGGAAACAAAATAGCTTCCCGGGTTGAGCCAAAAGACGGGATCCCATTATCAGCAGGATCAACACGATGACCGGTTACTTAATCGCGGCTGTTGCCATTCTGGTTTCAATTTGTGGAATTTTAATTAAACGGCTATCATCTACTGCAAAGAGGGCGAAAGCGGCAGAACAGAAAATTCAAATGTTTGAAGTTAATGTCGAAAAGCTGAAAATTCACAGAGTCAGCGAAGACCATATCACCCAGAAGGAACAGAAGATAATGGAAACCATTGACCAGGCAACTGGGGACGATGGTGTGACGGAAGTGGCGAATTCTTTCATTGACATGTTTAATAATGGGCTTTAGGCTTTAATTACTTATTTACAGGAGACCAATATGAAAGGTGCTAGGTTATTTTGCATGGTTCTGCTTGTAGCTTTGGCGATTCCGCTATATGCAGGCCAGCCCCTGGGTAACACCGTGGGGGAATTTTCAGCAATCAGTATTTTCAATAGTGGGGAGGAAGTAGGGCAGAAACCTGTTACGGCGGTTCTGTTCGAAAGTTTGGCGATTATGCCGGATGATTGGAAAAAAATCATTCCCCTTTTGGAATTTTCTGATTTTTCTTTGACTGGTCCGAGTGATAATAACCATAATCACGTTATGTTTGATCAGTGTAAAAATGTGAGGTTACGCCGGATTAAGTCCGGCCGACATTAGCCAGGTTTGAGCTATTTGTATTCAGCCGCCGCCGGTAATTCTTCCGGGGCGGTTTTTTATTCGGAGGATGTATGAAAAGGGTTTATTTTCTATTATTTGTTATATTGGCTGTGGCTGGCTGTAAAAGCTGTCCAGAGGTTTCAAGCTATCAATTTGATCCTATGCCTGAAAAGCCTGTTTTGGAGCGATTGGAAGGCTCTGACTCTTACAAAGCCGCTGTTTCGAATATGGTGGCGCTGGGTATCTATTCGGCGCGTTTAGAGCTATATATTGTTGATATGCTGTGGATTGTTGGCGAAATTGATGAAGCAGAAAGAAACAGGTTGGCGGAAGAGATCTTAAAAAGAATACCGGATCCATATCCTAGTCAGTGAATGTCAATATTGTTGTAAATTTCCGCTTTTCGCTTCCAGGGCATTTTATCAAATTCATGATTACGCTCTGGAAGTGCGTTCATATCGTCATTTTCATAAGGTTTGACAGCTTCGAACCATTCCACGAAAGCGTGCGGGTGCTGTCCCTTGAAATGCTCCTGAAAGATCATCCAATTTTCTATTACCATTTCGGCGCCGTGCAGCATGGCAAGGTCAATAAAAACTTTTTCCTGAGATATGGAAAATGTTTTTCCGTCTTCTCTCTTCCACAAATAGCAGGCTTCCAGCTCTTTTATAAAGTCTGAGCGGCTTATTTTCTTCTTTTCTTCCATAAAGCTATAATAATTCCACTTTTAAAATAAATCAATGCAAATGTATTATTCAGTAATATATATTTAATTAAAAAATAATTTAGTAATAATTGTTGACAACTTGTTTGTTGTGGCTTAATACTATGGTCAGAGAGGTAAACAAATGGGTTTAAGACGAGATAATAAAATCAAATGGGTACAGATAAAACTTTCTAAAGCTTCCGCCCAGGACCGGGCCATATTGGAGTATAAGGAAAGATTTTACCCCAGGCTTTCAATGTCAGCTTTTTTTCTTGAGTTGGCGCAGAAGGCTGAAAGAGAAGAAAGGAGCCGCGGCAGTGAAGCTTGATATTGATAAACTCTGTGATGTTTTAATGACTTCGGTGATTCCCGGGGTTTTATTTGGCTTATTGTTGTTGGTTTTCGTTTCGGGCTTTCTGATTGGCGTTTTTAAAGCCATTGTTTCGGTTGTTTCGTGATGTTTAATGCCGAATCCATGGAAAAACCGGTTCAATGTATGGACTGCGAACACTGGGGACTGGCCAGATCCGGTTCAAAGTGTTTGCTGGTTAAGTTTTATTCTTCCGGGTTTTGCTCAGAATGTCCGTTTATTAAAGACAGGCCCGTTATTAACCATTCCGTTCCTATGAATCCGCAGCTTTATGACTTTTATGTTAAAGTCAATGATTCTGTGTGGTTTATGGTTTCGGTAATCGAACATAAACGGGAATGGGCTTTAAAATATATGGCTTCCGTTGAAAATGTCGGGACCTGTGGGATTGTCAAAGATGTTCATTTTTCATTCGGTTTTAACGGTATAAAACGGAAAATCTGGGAAAAACTGAGAGAATCGAAGAAATACAAGGACGTTTCCGATTATCTGCATTGGACTGATGTATGGGCGCAGCCTATTGATGTTTCCGACACAGTAATAGAAAAAGAAGAGATTCTGGTTATTCCAGATGTGGACCCGTTTGAAAATTGGGAGTTGCCGGAAGCCGGCGAGCAAATGGAGTTATTTTGACATGACAGTTAAAGAATTGGCGAATTTTACAGGGAAAACAGAAAGAGCAGTAAGAAATTGGATAAATAAAGCTGCGGAAAATTCTTCCGTTATTAAGGAAAAAAGTTCCGCGAAACTGTAAAGCCGTTACTGCTGATTAAGAAGCTAATTGAAACAACCGCGCGTCCGGGGGATATTTGCTTAATCCCATTTTTGGGGACGTTTACCGACGCTGTGGCTTGTTATGAATTAGGTATTGATTGGTTTGGATCTGAGCTGGATAAAATGAACTTTGATGAAGGCCAGGAAAGGTATATTCAAGATACAAAACAAATGCTTTTTGAATTTTAATAGCTGTTGGCTATAAATAATATTTTATGGAGGATTCAATGAAAAGAATTACACTGATTATTTTGTTTCTGTTACCGGTTTTTATTTCAGCTTTATCGCTGAATAACCAAGCTCAGGGATTACGCGAAAAATATCCAGATGTTTATGAAGCGATAAAGGCCGAAGCTGTCGAACAGTGGGGAGAAAATCACCAGATGATTGTTTACGAAATAAACGAACAGTCAAAGGCAATTTTAATAGTTTCTGATCTGCTTACCGATGCCGATTACACAGGCATTGTTTACAATGCAATAATTGACTGGTGCGACGGCGGCAGAATGGAATTTGAAAAATATAAAGACAATTTATATGAAGCTCCGGTTAATTGGAAAATGGTTGTTTATGTGAGTCAGAATCAAATAAATTCCATGAATGAATACTAATTTAAAATAACTTACAGGCTATAAAGACAAAGGGAGCTGACGAACCCTGGAAAGATGAGAGGCTAAAAGAATATGTCACAATCAAACAAGCGGTATTTTAACACTTTTTTCTTTGAAGATCCGTATGTTGAGGGCCTGGCCCCAGAGGTCAGGCTCCTTTATTTAACAATGATATTGAATCCCCATAATAACCTTGCTGGGTGTTATCAAATATCGATTAACAAATTGATGAACTATACAGGATTGGAAGAAAAGACAGTCAGGTGGGGAATCCAAAAATTACAGGAAGACAGGAAAATTCTATTTTCTGGACACTGGCTGGCATTAAAGAATTTCATAAAAAATAATCAATTGAATCCGAATATGTGCTTAAAGGCTTTCGATATTATGAAGAGCTCACCCCGGGAACAAATTGTTTTTATCATATCCAATTACAGTCAGGAAGCGGAGCCATGGGTGGAAGATTTCGTGATAAAGGTTGAGGCTGGAATAAACGCCACTATAGACAGCCAAAACAGAAATTCAAGGAAGAGAGCCAAAGAAAAAGGACTTCCAGCTTCAAAAGACAAACCGCACCAAGTTTTTACCATGAAACAATTTATTACTGAAATACTCACGCCTGAACGCCGTGTTATAGGGGAAGGGTTGGGGGAATGGTTGGGGGAACCATCGGCTGAATATAAATATGAATTAGAATTTGAAGAGGAAATAGAAATAGAAAAGGAATATGAACAAAAAAATCACAGCTCTTCCGATTCACAATCTTTTCCCGATCAAAAATCTACGTCAGAATTAACCGAATGGCTGGCAGAGAAGAAAAGAATTGAAAAAAACGAAAAGGTACTGTAAAAAACTCCAATTTTTTAAAAGGTAACGTTCAAT